GGCTTGTGATGCTGCGGCGTTCGGGTCGGCAGGAGCCCCACCACCGCGTGTTAGGATGAACACCCCGCCGACGAGCACGACGCCGCCGACGCCGAAGGCGACCGGGTGTTCCTTTACAAGTGCGAGCGCACCCATGCGTTAAACTCCCGGTTTCTGGCGTTGCGGAAATGGATCGTTCGCGGCGAACGGAAAGCCCGGCACGCTTTCCAGCGACGGGATGTTCCATTCGACCATTGAAAGATCGTTTATGTTGAGCGGACCGACCGCCGCGCCCGGCGCGGTCGAGTAGTCCGCTTGCAAGAGCGGCATTCCGCTGATTTGGTCGTACGGGTCGGGCGTGCCGAAGGTCGGAACTTCGTAAACCTGTAGCCCGGCCGGTTGCGTCGGAACCGGGATGTTCGGCGCATAGACGCCGGTTCCAAGCTGGTTCTGCTGCGCGAGCCCGAGCGTCTCCCACGAATAGGACATCGCTCCCGGTGACGGCATTGCCTGCCGTGCGAAGCTCGCCTGATAAAGCTCGTTTTCGAGCCCGATGTTAGACGTCGCCTCGAAGCCCGCGAGCATGTCACCCGTGTCTTCCGGCACGGGGTAAACGCTCCCGAACTTGGCGAATGCGGTCGGAACCCGGTCTTCATCGGCGACCGGCGTTGACGCATGGCTTGAACCGGGCAACATGGCGTTGCGCGGTCCAAGCTGGTAATCGAAATATGACACTATTTTTCGGATCATCGGGTGTACTCCCGTTTGAGTGCGCCGCGAGCCGATCAGAAACCGGGTTGGGTCATCCAACTGTTGCCGATCGGGAAATTGCTTGCGGGCATGGTGCCGCCGCCAGTCACGGGAGCGGTCGCCGCTGAGAGCATCGAACTGAACGCGCTCCCGCCCGCCTGGAATACGCCCGCGGTATTGGCGTTTTTGGAGACGAGTACGGCAAGCGCCGCGAGACCGACGACTGCGGTTAAGATCGCGACCAACGCTTCGATGAGTGTGTTAGACATTTCTGTGACCCCTAGTTTAACAGGCTCGAAAATTGATCCCAGTTGCTCAAATCCGGCACGCTGGGCAATTCGTTGACGCCGGGAATTGCGTTCGCGAACGGTATGACGGCGCTTATACCTTTTCCTGAACTCGCGTTGCTCGCTCCCGCGGCGCTTGCAGCGACCGAGCCCGTCGGATTTACACCCGAGCCCACCGAAGGGCGCGCTGGCCCGGTGCGTATGCCCGCCGTGAACTTAGAGAAGAAATCCGAATGCTTGAGTAGTAGCACGAGCAAGACCAGCCCCATTAGGGCGATGCTCAAGCGCCGCAACTGCGGCACGTATCCAATAGCACCGGCCATGCCGATAGCAGCCGCCCAATACAGGAACGATCCTTGCCCAAGAAAGTCGCCGCGCACTTGGCGACCAAGCGCCATATATGTGTCTTGTGCGCTTGTAATGACAAGCGCAAGACCTATGAGAACGAGAGCGAACGGCATGGATGCGGCCTATAAAAACATGAGCGCGAGAGGCGCCAACTTTTCAGCATCACCGACAAGCGATGATGCGTTGCTTTTTGTCGGCGTCGGCGTCGGCGTCGGCGTGGATGCGGGCGGCGCGGGAGCCGTGGCCACCGCACTACCTAAGAAAAAGCCACTATATTTGGAGAACTCACCGCGCACGGTGATGTAAATCACGAACGACGCGAGCAGAAATCCAAATATAGTGTTGCTCTGCATTAGAGGATACCGACCTTTGCGGCAAGTGACGGCCACTTAGCGCCGGCGACATAACCGACCGCGAGCACCACGAACAAGAAAAACCAGCCTTTCATAATCAGTCTCCATAGTTGCGCGCCCGCGGGCACTGTTGTTTTATCAACGCCGCTTTACGCGCGCGTGATATGCCTAAGTACGAACTGCCACCAAATGTTGATCACAAGCACGAGCGCAAGAAACGCGATCCAGCCCGGCACGCTCATGTCAACGCTGAACGGCTTGGCCCAAAATTGTTTGAAATCGTCAAGCATCGCCTTAAACCCTTGGTCGGGAGCCTTTCACGGGAAAGCGAGCGCCGAAGCGCCCGCCCTTCCACCCCTGGAAATTACGTGCTCGGGAGAGAGCCCGCTTGCGTTACCTGATTGATCAGCGCGAGACTTTCGAAGCCGACCAGGAACGCCGCGCCGGAATTGACCGTGCTTGGGTTGATGATCAACTGCATATTGCCGAACTGCGACGTGATTATAGGTCTGCGTCTATGATCGATGTAGTAAGCGCCCGCGGGTAAGTCGTCATTCAAGATGGTGCGCTCAATGAGTTTGAGCATATATGGGTCCATTTTGAAGATGTTCGTATAGTTCGCGGCCTGCAACGAAAAGTAGTTGATATCAGTTCCCGCGTTCAGCGTGCCACCGCCCGTCTGGTTGTCGTAAACAACCATTGTGGAGAGGAAGTTCCTGAAATTGGCGTACGGAATGCCGTTATCCTGAGCATTCACCAAGCCGCTCATGCTCGTCTGGTTGAGCAGATAAGCATACTGCAAATCGCCGCGCGGGAGAATGACCGCACCCGAGTTCGGGTCAATCGGAAGCTGGTCAAGAAAATTCTGGTAAACCGTCACGGTCATTGCAGACAAAACACCGACCTGCGCGGTCGAGCTCTGGTAAACAGCCAGCGTCTTGTCGGCGGTATTGGCCACCGAAAAGTTCGGGTTGACCGTGAACTGCAAATTCATGGTCGCGTTAACGACTGACGTGTAAATCGCACCGCGCAAATCCATATCGCCATACGCGACCGGAACTTCATAGAACATCGAAAGCGGCTGGACGGTCGTGACCGTTGCGGGAGCCTTGATGATCGCGAAGTTTGAGCCGAGCCCGGTCGGGCTATCGTTGGTGAAAGCCGCGCCGAAAGCGCACTGACGCCGGGCGGTCGCCAGCCAGTGCAAGAACAAACCGGACGTGTTGACACGCGTCTGATTTGAGAGGTCGGTGAGGGTCACGTTCGAAAACAGGTTCGCGAGCCCGTTCGGCGTGAGCGTCTGGGTTTCGGCCGCGCCCTGTGTGAAGCTGAACTTGATTTCGATAAAACAGCGCTTCAGCAAGCCGACGTTCCGAATTGGCACGTTGACGACCTGCCCGGGAAGCGTGCCCGTGAGCGTCGCCTGATAAACGGGCACGAGCATGTCTTGCGAGTTCTGAAGCACAAGACGACGCGCAATGTCGTTGGCTTGCTGGATTTGCTGACTGTTCGCGTTCATAGCGTGCATCACCCTTTCTTTTCGGGCGTTGCGCCCTTGCTAAGTTGAGTTTCGAGAAGGCCGAGCCCCGCGATCCCGAGCCCGACGAGCACGGCAACTGAAAGCCAGTTGACCGGGTGCGAGAGGATAGCGAAGTTCAAAGGGATGTATTGGAGCATCACTTTTTGTCTCCAGTTGCGCCGCGCGTCTTGCGAAGCATCGACAAGGTGAAAGCGAGAATTGAAGCGCCGACCGCGGCCATTAACCAGACGCTGAGAATGTTCGGCACGTTCCACGAAATGATGTTCTGCTCGCTCATTAGATTAACCTTTTCTTGGGCGGGGTTAACCGCTCGTCTATGCGGGAGAGGATTTCGTGAGCACTTGGAACGGGCTTGAGAAAGAACGTGTTGTTCTTCGCGACGTCGAACCACTTGCTATGAAACTCGCGCGTCTCTTTTTGCGCGAATCCGGGCGGCGTGAACTCAGCAATTCGCTTTTTGTCGCCGTGATGCTGAAGATGAAAGACCATGTAAAAATCGGCTTCGCTCACGGCAAATCGGGTGATCCACGCCGGGCGCTGGCTCAACATGATCACGGGAATGCTTTTCGAGCGCCCTTGAGTGAGCAGCGCCCGAACTGATTTGCTCGTTTGCGGGATCATGTAGCCTTCGTCAATGAAAAGGCCGATGTTCTCTTTTCGCCACACGTCCCAGAGGAAGGCTTCAACGGCATCGTCATCGACTTCCGGCGTCGGATGCACGATATAAAGACCGGGTTGTTTCGGGAGCCGTTCGGTGAGCGTGATTTCTTTGATGCGGTCGCAACCGTTCAAGAGCTCGTCAAACTTGTAATCGACAATGATGTACGGTTGCTCATGAAAGGGAGCTTCCGAGAGCAACCAAGCGCCAGCTTGCGTCTTTCCGCTTCCCGTGCGACCGACAGTCAACACGCGATGATTGATACTTGGGAAGCGGAAAGCGCCGGTTGCCACGTTCGGAAGTACCCTCTTAGACGGCGGAAGTCTTGAAACCGGGAGCCGAGAGAGCCGAAATCACACTTCCGATGAAAGAGGTCTTGGCGACATGGACCGTCGAGAGCCCGGCGAAGACGACCGATCCAAGCCCGGTCAAAACTTCGGGTGCCCACCCAAGCGCGGGGTTGCTGTGCAACATTCCGGTCACGAGCGCGAGCGCGATCATTCCGACATTGTGCAACGCGTCGGTGATCACGGGAGCGTTGGCGATTGCAATTTGATCAGCGGCGGTTGTGTCGGTCATCACGTGCGCATCCATCAAAGGTTGTGGATTTCGGTGTGCACACGATAAGGTTGAAATGGTTAACGAAGTGTTAAGATTTGCGCTCCCGGTCGGGTGCGCCCGGCGCTGGCGTCGAATAAAAGTCAAATCTGCATCCGGTGAATGCAGATTGCGCAAATTTTCGTTGTGGGAGATCGGCGCGGCGACCGGCGACGCGTAGAATAAAATTGCCGCTCACCCGTTGGATGAGCGGCTTGTTATGCCCGCCTGGTCGGAAAAATATTCTCTAAGCGGTCGGGACCGCCGAGGGCGGCATGGTCGCGAAGCCTTCTTCGA